GGCTTGTTGCGGTAAGAAGCATCAACGCTGTAGATAAGGTCTAATAAATCGTCTGCGGAAATTGCCGTGGCTCCAGCTGCCGTGGTGCCTAAAGCTGAACCAGTTACAATACCTTGAGGCTGAGAAGAACCCGTACCCGTAGTAAATGCGGCGTTCGTGGCACGTGCGATTCTCTCTCCCATTGCTTCAACCAAGAACGCGTTCAAGTCGAAAGCAGAGTCTTGCAACAATTGCTGAGAAACTTTTACTAAAGAGCTGTAGTTGTAAGCAGAAAGTTGCTTGTTGCCAAAGGTCATATCTTGAACCGTTACAGCAGCAGCTTCACCAATTAGGTTAGCATCAGTTGCAGTGTCGTTCAACGTTGGGTAATCCAACAAACCACCTGAAGCAGTGTTCAACTTCTTAGCCAAACGCTCTACCTCGCCAGTGAAGGCAGTAGCAACATCAAGCTCATTGCTGAACTCTTGTGGTACTAAGAAACCACCTAAGTTGTCAGTACCAGCAACTTGAGTTGCAGTACCACGCTTTTGTACCATTGAGCGCTCTTCAGCAGTCAACGCACTGAAGCCGTGACGTAGGTATTTAGAGAATGCAGCAGATGCGTTTGCTTTTGGAGCAGCAGCACGAGCTTCGCCTTCCATTGAGGCAATCTCTTTTTTCATCTCAGCGTTACGCTCGATGATTTCAATTTCTTGCTTGAGGCCACGAGCATCTGCTTCGATAGCTTCAAACTTTGTTTTTTCTTCGCCCGTCATTGAGCGACCTTCTGCGTGTGCACCAGCTACAATTGCATCAGCATCTTTGATGAGCTGCGCACGACGTCCTCTTAATTCGATGTTTTTCATCTTAATCGAGTTTTAAAAGTTTGAGTTTATATTCAAAGATTTCAATATCAGAATTTTCCTCCACCTCGGCTTGCACCTCAACTTCAGCACCCTCTGATATAGGTGTATTATTTCTTGTAACAAGTTCACTTGTTGCGCTCTCGTATGCGGGCTGCGATACGGGGGATACATCAAGAAGCCTTGATACTTTCTCTATTATTCTATAAGTCTTTCCATCACGCTCTTCCCAGCGGTCGCGCTCAATCAAGAAGGCGAATGAACTTTGGTTCACATCGCCACGCTTCATCAATTCAACCAAATCATTTGCGTATGAAGTATTCGGTAAGTCAACCTCGTAGTACAATCCACGGGCATCAGTACCAATGCGTAGGGTTCCGCTGGACACTCTACCAAGAAGCAAGTTTTCATCGTGATTAAAATAAGCGCGTGTATCATTATCAAGTACATCATCAAAAGCTCCTCTTGCAATCTGCTCGTAGAAGCCTCCCATCCATTCGCTATCACTATTATAAACAGCAGCGTATCCTCTGATGGTGTTGCCTTCATACTCAGCGTTCTCCATACGGAACTCACGCTTCTCAATGATGGCCTTGTGGCTACGCACCTCAGCGTCAAACTTCTCTAAAGTCGAGAAGCGATGCACGACATTAAGCGCTGGCTTGCGCTCGATGTAGGCTTCCTCTTCCGAGGAGTAGCGGTATATTCTAATGAGAGCCGCTGGATCATCAGCAGTGCCATTGACTTTAAAGCCGCTGTCTGCCTCAATCTCCCCATCTCTTTCAATTTGAATGATAACACCGTAAGCGCTTCCGCCACTTGTGTTCCAACGCACAAAGTCACCTACATTCAATTCGTTAGGTTCTGCACGCTCTTCTTCTTTATAGCCAGCCTCCTCCATCTCACTCTTTCCGAATGTGATGACGATTTCCTCATCAGTCTCAACAACTGACTTGATATGGCGCTCGTTTTTATTTTCTTCCATCGTTTCTATTGTTCTTTCTGCCTTTGGATAGTCATTGTATGGCATTACTCAGCAGTGTTATCAGTTCCCGCCTCAACCATATTCATAGGTTGCAAGTATATGTCTCCGCCATCAATTGGCTCAAGGCTCTCGTGTTTGCGTATATCATTAACACTCAGCCAGCCCCATTGACGGGCAACGGCGTACGAGGAGTATCTGCTTGAGATATCACCACGAAGAAGCCCGTCCATATTCATACGGATAAAGTAGTCCTCTTGACCAGGGAAGAGCTTGCGGTTGAATTCCGCTTCCCAACGCTTAACCCAAGGCAGCACCGTGTTTCTCTGAAACTGGATGCCTTGCTCCTCAATGTTTGCGCGAGTGCTTGAGTTCTCTAATGAACCAAGATAAGCCAATGGGATACGGAAGAACCTTGCAATATCTTCAACACCAAACTTGCGCGTCTCTAAGAACTGCGATTCTTGTGGTGAGATGCTGACTTTTTGCAAGTTCATTCCCTCCTCTAAAATTGCCGTCTTATGCGCGTTATCAAGTCCGCTGTACCTACGTGCCCAAGAAGCCATCAAACGCTTGTAGGCTTCATCTGAGAGGCGGC